CATACATCGAACGCGGGCGACCTTCCCCGAGCTTGACGCGCAAATGTTTGTCAGTCTCGCACAGCGCGTTCTGGATGTCAGAAAGCTCAATCCGGGGAACCCAGGGCGCGCGGTGTGCGTCCTGCTCCTCCCACAGCGCGAGCATCTCTGCCAGCCCCTGCTGCTGGGGGAGGGGCTGGGTGACCGGACGCCCATGGAGCCGGTTGAGGCCCCTCATCGAACCCGGCCCGAGGGCTGCCCATGTGTTGATGTCGGGGGCGTCCCGGAGGTAACGTGTGTGGCGCATGTCCACCACTGCCTGGTACGCCATGAACGGCCCCCAGCCAATGTAGCGGGGCTGTTGGAAGCGCTCCCAGACGCCCTGGAGGGCCGCTTGCCCGTCATCGTGGTTGACGCCCCGCAGGTGGCGCTCCCAGGTGTCCCGATCCTCCCAGAGCCGTCCGATCACAATGCGGGCGATGTACTGCTGTTTGGTCCAGCTGTACCACTCTGCCTTGGGGTTGCTCTCTGCCCGGATCATGTACGCCCCGGTGTAGACCTTCTCACCGTGGGCGCTCCAGTGATCCAAGGCATTGCCCAGAGCCTCCGGGCTGAAGGCAAAGTGTGGGAGCCCTTGCCCCTCGTTGTTGGGCCACGCGTTGAAAATGCACCCACGCTTCCCCCGGTTCATCAGGAACTGGAGGGTGGGGGGCCAGTTGATGTAGCGGGCGATTGCCAGCATCAGCCAGAGGTCCGGGTGGTCCGCAAAGGGCCTGCGGATGTTCTCCTCAATCCAGACGGTCACCCGGTCCAGCTCGCGGAACACGTTGCAGAAGCGGTACTGGTGGAGCACCGGGTCATCAGTCAGCGGGCCGTCCATCCGGGCGGCAATGTGGTCCGGGTCACTCTCCTCCAGGTCACAGTCCGGTGGCACCCAGAGGTCTGCCGGATCGGCCCCCGCCCTCAGCTCCTTGCGGATGTAGATGGCGTGCCGCTCGTTGACCCACTCCCACAGGGGTGCGCTGTCCATCACATCGCCTCCATGGCGGCCCGGAGGTCCTGCTCAGCGTGGTCGTGGCGGAGGGTCACTGTGGCGATGCCCGCAGCCTCCATCTTGGCGCGGGTGGACTCAATCGCCGCCACCTTCGCCCTGACCAGGTCCACCTTGATCTCCCGCTCACCCCGGTCGGTTGCCCGCTGGCGGGCGATGATGCGCTCCAGGCAGAGGTCAAGGGGCGTGTCCAGGTAGGCGACAAGTGTGCGGCGGGTGGCTGGGTCGATGTTCTTCCAGAGGCTCTGCTGGTGCTGGAAGAACTCCAACCACGATCCGGCCACAGTGGAGGCCAGGACGCCCTCGCACACCACGTGCCGGGGAGGCAGCAACCTCATCTCCAGGGCCGCAACAACTGCCGCCTGCTGGAGGTCGAATGTCTTGATGGTGTCCATGCCGCCGCACCCGGTGCTGTACTTGCCAACGGCCAGGAAGCCCCCGGGGGTCCCCCAGCCCTGCACAGCGCTGCGCCGGGCCGGGTCGCGCTTGGTTGGGTTGTCATACCACAGCAGGTCAACTGGTGTGGCGGCTGGGGTGATGAGGGCTCGGGCCAGCGTGGTCTTGCCGCTGCCGTTGGTCCCGCGAATGTTGATGATCACTGTAGGTTCTCCTGTGGGCTGTAAGCAACGAGGAACTGCGCCAACTTCTGGGTGCGGTATCCCCCCAACCACGCATCGCGGGCGATGGTCTCCAGGGGTCCGTAGGGGCAAGAGGTGCGGGGCGCGAATGCCGCCCGGGCCTCCCGCCCCTCTCTGCGGGCCTTGTCCTCAAGGGCTTTGCGGGTCCTCATCTTTTGTCCTCCATTTCTAAGTCATCACCGATCCTATCCCCGGGAGCGGGGGGCAGTCAAGCGCCGGGCGTTGGGTAGTGCCTGAGCAGCTCCTGTGCGTCCCACAGCTCCAGCTCCCGGCGGTGGCTTTCAGTGTCTGCGCCGATCCAGTAACCGCCGTGGCGGCGCGCTGCCTTCCACTTGCACAGGACCGTCTCAACCTCCTGGACGCCCACCTTGCGCCCACCGCCCGGGGGGGCGTCCATATCCCGGTACTCGAACAGCAGGAGGTCGGTGACGCGCTGCGGCACGAGGCCCCCGAGGAGGGGCCCAGCCATCTCCGCCCCCACCCTCGGGTCTTTGTACATGGAGGTGATGGAGGTCGGGAACTCAACCGGGATGCCCAACACGCGCTCCATCATGTCTGCCGCCTTGAAGGCAATCCACGGGCCAAACTGCGGCCACCGCGTCACCTCCAGCTCAACTGCCTGGAGGTTGATGTCCCCCGGGAGGTCCTCCAGACTGCGCACCGCATCCTCGGGGACGGGGAAGCGCTCCCGGAGCCAGGCCACGCTGTCAACACACTTCTGGCCGCGCCAGTGGCGGCGCTCGTGGGCCCTGGGCCAGCGGTCTGACTCAACCTGCTTGAGGTCCCGGGGGCTCTCCTCGTTGCGCGCCGCAACCTCCAGCCAGTCCCAGAAGTTGTCCCCATGATGTTCGCTGATCCGCCAGCTTGCCCCCACGCTGTAGCAGCACCAGTACGCCACCATGAAGCGCCGGACACGGCCCAGACGGTCTGTCTGGTTCTGCCCTCCGGCTTGGGCGTATCCCCACAGCCCCGTGTACAGGGGGTCATGGTCGTGGGTCCGTATCAGCTCGCGCCCCCACGCAACCGGGTCGTCAAGCAGGTGCTCACCATACTTCATCGGGCATTCCTCCGCCATCTTTTTCATCTCCATTTCTCTGGCAGTTGTGGCAGGTATGTTCCCAGCCGTCTGCCGTCTTATCGAACCTGTACCCTTCAGAGGTCGCTGCCTCCCGGGCCTCGTCAAACTCCTCACCCTCCACAAAGTCACTACAGTGGTCGCAGAGGATCAGGACGGCTCCGTGTTCACGCTCAATCATCTGGTTCCTCATAGCTGGCTGCCCAGGAGAGGTACGCACCCAGGTGAGGGTTGTCCACCAGCAGGGTCATGGTCCAGGAGGCGAAGTGGCTCACCAGGAACTCCTCGGCATATTCATCATTGCGGCCCCCCTGGGTAGCGTGGCATGAGCCAATGTCAAAGGTCGCGTGGATGCACTCGTGCCAGAGGGTCTCCGCAACCTGCCGGGGACCCTTGGTGGTGTCCACCCGGATCGTCGCAGCGAGGTGGTCGCACTCCCCGTACAGGCTCCGGGCAGCGGCAACAGCTGGGTCCCAGTCAACAACCTTAAACCGTTTCCAACCCACCTTGACGTGGGTGGGGAAGGGGGGTGGCTTGGCGTTCATGAATCAACCTCCCGGCACACAGCCCAGGAGCCAGGCCCGGCCTGCTCCACCACTGCGTCCCCGATCTGCTGAACCCAGTCGCAGCTCTCGAACTGGGGGAAGTCGCGGGTGCTCTCCTCGCAGCCCAGCGGGCCGCAGAGGAACAGGGCGAGGACAACCCCGCTCATGGCTGCACCTCCCGGTCATACACGCTGTGTTTGAAGTCCTTCATGCGGTTGGACTTGGCGGCCCCGAACAGGAGGGAGCCGCACGCCCCGCGCCCCTCCGGGTCCTCATCTCCGCAGTGGAGGCATCCCGTGGGCGGGCAGTTGGCCACCTCAGCGAAGGGCACAGCCGTGTCCAGGCGGGAGAACATCGGGACACGCTGGCCGTGGCACTGGTCTGCCGTCAGGAAGTCCAGGCCCACAGAGCGGGTTTTTTTGGAGTTAAGCGAGCCGTCCGGGTTCCGGTCGGTGTACATGTACTCATAGCAGGTGGCATAGGTCATCCCCAGCTTGGTCGCCACTGGTTGGAGCTTCCGGTGGGCCTCAAGTCGCCACTCCTCGTCAACGCACTTCTGGCCACCCATGTTGTCCACGAACAGGGACTCAAACACACCGCCCCGGTTGTCCCCAAAGCGGGACTTGATCCGCTCCACCATGGTCCCAGCCCAGGCATAACCGGCCTCCACGAACTTCACGATCACGTGGTTGTTCCCGACTGCTGCCAGCATGTGGAACAGCTGCTCAATCTCCTCTATTGAGGTCACGCCCGGTATGATCGGATTGACCTGGATGGAGGTGTAGATGCCCTGGCGGCGCAACTCCGCAACCTCCTCAATGTGGTCCAGGAGGGGCAGCGCCCCGGGGCTGAGCTTTTTCCAGTCCTCCGGGTCGCACGTGTTCAGGGACTTCTGCGCATAGCTGTAGCCATTCCGCTTCAGGATGTCGAAGGCCCAGCCGGGGTACTTCATCCGGCTCAGGAAGAACACGGGCAGCCCCCGGTCAGCGAAGGCGTTGGCCCCGCGCTCCGTGTTGTGGTACACGTCCTCAAGGGGCAGGAACGGGTCAGTGAAGCTGCTGAAATAACCGGCGCTGGCTGTCTTCATCTTCCCGAGCTGGGCCGCCACGTGGGCACCGTACTCATGCGGCACAGTGATCAGCCCGCTCCCCCGGTATCCCTTCACGCCGCTGTTGATGTAGCAGAAGGCGCACCCCACGGTACAGAAGCCCCCATAGGGCTCCGTGAGGATTGCGTCTGACATACAGGGGCGCTCCCTGGAGGTCCCGCCGGTTGGGCCCTTGCCCTGGTACCAGCCCTGGAGGTCCTTGCCCTTCTCCAGCCGGATGTGGGGCGCATAGCTCTTGCCGTCAAAGCCGATGTACACGCGCACCTCCTTGTCCTTGTCAGCCCCACGCATCATCGCCACGCGGGCGAGGCGTGACTTGGCCTCCCTTCCGGTCAGGGGGTCGTGGTGGTGCTCAATGGGCCCAAGGAACTCCCGCATGTCGGGGTCCGGGCGCATGAAAAATTGGTAGCTGTCCTGAGCAGGCTCATCTTTCTTGCCCATCAGCCAGTCTTGTTCATTGTCCATCTGTCTTCCTCGTTTGTTCCGTCCACAAGCACTATGCGGGGGACCGTGAAGCCCTGGTTGCGGAGGGCCGCTGCCAGGGCAAATGGGTTGTTGGCGTCCAGGGAAGTCGCCTGGAGGTGGCCCGCAACCTTGCGGCTGTGATTCACTGCCGCTGTGACCACTTCAATGTGGCTGGGGCACACGCACAGGGAGAAGCGGCAAATGTGGTCGCGGTGGTGCCCCGGGGGGCAGGCGTGGCCGCTGAGGACCTCCGAGGAGAAGCGGTGGGCCCTCACCGTCCGGTGCCCGAGCCTGAATGAGCCGTACCACTTCCGGTTCCCCTTTCCCCGGGAGCGAGCCCCGGCCCAGAACCAGCAGCCGTTGGGGAGCTTCTCCACGAACCTCATGAAGCGGTCGATGTCCTCAGGACTGGCCTTCAGCATGTCAGCCCCTCACCCAATGTTCCACATCAGGGCGTCACCCCAGGTCGCGCGCCCCTCCCGCATCCACCAGCGGAACGCCTTGAGGTCATAGTAAGGGTTGGCAGGCCAGGGGGGCGTTTCCCCGGGCCGGGCCTGGTCCTTGTAGTTGTACCCCTCGTTGATGAGGCTGATCAGGGTGTCCTCAAAGGTCGTGAGGCCGGACATCTTGAGCATGTACTTCAGGGTGGCACCGCCGGGCTTGTTGTACCCCTGGTGGAGGATGAAGCGGGGTCGCAGACCGGCCTCGTGGAAGCCGGTGATCACCCCTGCCGCGATTGTCCCTGAGCTGATCGGGATGAGGACGGGGTGGCGTGAGCAGAAGTCGGACAGCCCCGGGTTGCCCTCCAGCGTCCTGCGGACCTCTGCCGCTGTCTCAGTGATCATCTCCGGGAGCTTCAGCGCGTTGGGCATCATGTAGCTGTCGTTGACCCTGGCGAGGTCCGCCTTGGCCTGGTGGAACAGGTGCCAGCTGGGGCCAGCCGGGAGGGGCTGGAGCACCGCCCCGAGGCCCAGGGAGTGGGACTGTGCGATGTGTGGGCCCGGGTCCCTCTTGTAGCTTGGATAATAGTTCAGGCAGGTCTTGCCCAACAGGGCGCAGGCCTGGGCCACCGCGTGGCCTGCCTGCGAGTGGTAAGTGTCCAGGACCCCGATGATCTCCTCAGGCCGGTCCCGGATGTGCGCGAACACGCCCCGGGTCTTGCTGAAGGGCGGGCCGGGGGGAGGACAGCTGAGGTCCTCACGCTTGACCATCAGGCCGAACTCACTGAGGTGGTCCTCAACCGGAGTGTTGTTGACTAACATGGGGTGGTCCCTTCCTACGGTGGAGCCTATCCCCGGGTGTACCCCGGGGCAAGCCATTTCATTTGAGCCCGGTGCGGAACGGGACGGCCAAGTGGTAACTTGCCGCGCTGTGGTTTGAAGAGACGCTGAGCCGGTATCCGTGGCGCTGCTCCAGGAGGTCGGAGAGCTTCTGTTCATACTCGCCCTGTGCCTGGTCCCTGGATTGGTAGGACTGGATGCCGTAGGACCTCCAGTTGAGATGCAGTTTTCCAACCGCGCTGTTGGTGAT